AGTTTGTTGTTTATTAAATCCAGGCTTAAATTGTATCTTCTGTAAAGGCATAAGTATCCTTTATATACTAAAAAAAGAAGAATTATACTATTTTTTAAACCAAGCGGGAAGTCCTAAATGAGGTCTACGATCATATATATTTTCTTTAGATCCTTTAGTTTCAACATTATTGTAATGTAAAAATACTTGACCACAATCTTCACCATTAAATTTTTCTCTCCAATGTTCTAATAAATTACCTCTATAAACTAACATATCCCCTGGTTTTAAATTTACTTTAACACCTTTAGATTTTGATGCTTTATAATTACCTGTCTTTTCATCTACACCACCTTGTGATGCATCTGGTTCTAAATATATTGGCCAACAACCACCACCTAAGTGCATAGTTGTAGAAATTTCGCATGAGAATCTATCCTTGTGTTTATGTAAGACATCTCCTTTTTTATAAATTCTTGCATAGGAATAGTTAGGATTTAATTTTATTCCTATTTGTCTTTCCATAATAGGTTGAACTAATAACAATAAAGTTTCCATAGCAATATCTGAATAATGAGAATAAGTATTTGGAACTTGTTCATCATTCCAAATACCGAACTCTGTAGTAAACGGTGAAATATATCTTGTATCAAACATTGTTTTTGCAACTTGTCTTTTCATTAAAAAGTAGTTGTATATAAAGTTTGCAATTTTTGGATCTATTGCTTTTTCAATAACAATAAATTTATCTTTTTTAAAATTATATTTTTTAACCATTAAATACCTACCTTTGCCATTTCTTTTGGAACTGCTTGTATGTTAAAATGAATAAATCTAAAAGGTTCTTTACCATGATCTACTGCAAATTCATGTTCCATATAACCTGGGAAAAATAAAAGCACTCCAGGTTTCACTTTAAAATGTACAATGTCTGTGCCATGAGTAATTTTATCTGATTCTTTAAATTTTAACTTTGTGCAACGTGCACCTGTTCTAGGTTCGTGAAATATTGGTAGAGAAGTATTTTCACTTGCTTTTAAAAAGTAAAAACCACCTACATGTTGATTATGGTGAATATGTGCAGAATGATGTCCACCACCATTTTTAGAAAATTCTTGCACCCAACTTTCAGAAAAAAAAGTATTATATTGTTGCATATCAAATCCTTGCCAATCTAAAAATTCCCAAGCTTTTTGACCTACATAATTATGAAAATCTTTAAATTTAGTATCAACAATTAATGGGGTTGAATGATAAGAAGTTCCAAAATCATTTGTTGCTTTAATTTCTTTTTTTCTAATTTCTCTAGCTTTTTTAATATATGAGTCAGTTGCTTTAGTAAGAGATTTTAAAAAATCTAATTTTTCTTCAAACCAAAATGGTGTTTTAAAATATTCCTCTATAAACATATTATTTAAATGGATATCCTAAGTTCCAAACAACTAAAGAATATCTAGTTCCTTTCGTAACAGGCTGTACTCTATGCCACACAAAACTTGGAAATACAACTATAGAGCCTTTAGGAAGTATTTCCTTTACAGTCAACACATGTTTATCTTCATCTCGCATATGTGGATCATAACTTCTAGTATCAAATTGTAACTCACCACCAGTATATTCTGAACCATCTGTTAACTGACAAGTTACAGATAATTTTCTAATCTTACCATGACTATTTAGATCTTCTGGTTTATCATATGGTTTATCCCAAGAATCACAATGCCAATCATAATATTGATTTAATTTATATTTTGTAAATTGACATGATTCAGAAAAATCCCAATTAAAATTCCAACCTGCTAATTTATTAGCTTCGTGTATGTATGGATGTACTTCTTTATAAATCCATTTATCATTTAACCAAACTATATTAGAATTTCTTTTCTTTTTTAAATCTGCAATTTCTTCTTCTTTTAAAGGATTATCTTTTAAATTTCTATCTACACCTATTCCACCAGTAATAGCTAAATCTTCTTGATAACTTAATCCATATTTAATAATATCATCACAAATTTTTGGTGGTATTGCTGATTTAAAATACCAGTAATAATTAGATAAATTCATAAGTTGTAGTTAGTATAAAATTTAATTGTTCTGATGTGTTAGAAGTTATATGATATCTTTGTGTAGAGGGAAACATTACAAAATCATTATTATTTAAAAGTATTTCCCAACTTTTTCCTTTTCTTCTATTATCATCATATTCTATAAATACTTTACAAGAATCTTTTCCAACATTGACCCCATATAGCATTACATAATCTGGGGAATGTCTTAAATCTACTGGATCAACTTGTAGATAAGAATGTGAATGTTCTCTTGGTTTATAAATACTACCAATTGTTTTTTTATGAACTAATATAAAACCATATTCTAAATTAATATGTTCACGTAGATATGTTTGTAACATATCCCAAGATCTTGAAAATGGAAATTCTCTATTATAAATAGTAGATGATAAAATATCGGCTCCCAACGTTTCTCGGTCTATTTCAAAACCTGTGGGCATTTTTACTTGACCAAAATGTAGGTCTATTTCTGATAAAACTTTCTTATGCATACCTATTAAAGTATGTAATTAAGTTTTATACTAATGTCAAGTGTTAGGAAATAGTTTTAAGATCCCAAGATTGACCAGCTTCATTCCATTGATAATAAGACGTTTTCTTTTGTTCTTCAGTTAATGCTGGAGCATCACCAATTGGTGATTTCCAAGATGCTGTTGCTGTATCTTTTACCCATGAATTAAATGGTTTTTTAGGTAAGAAAATATTGTTATCTTCATCCCAAGTATAACCTATACCTGCATAATTTCCTCTAAAAGGTGTTCCACCTGTTCTATGTTGTCCACCAGATGTATTGTAAGATGTTTGAATCCACAAATGAGCTGGCCAGTTATTATGTTTCTCTAGATATTGTTGACCAACTGTTTCGTCTTCAACATTAGATGCATTCAGCATATCACTGTTGTTCAATGTTAATACTGATATAACTTTTCCGTTCTCTTCTAATTTTGCAAAATGTGCCATATTTTTATTTATATTTGTATCTTATTATAACTACACCTGAGCCGCCATTACCACTGTCAAGAAAATTACTACCTCCCCCGCCTCCTGTATTTGTTGCACCTGCTGAACCAGTAGATACTCCTCCACCTCCTCCCGCTCCACCGTTTCCAGTACCAACTGGACTTGCACATCTTTGAGAAAATCCTGCTCCACCTCCAGCAAAATATCTAACACCTGGTGCTGGACCTGGAGTACCATAAGAGGGTGCTGTAGGCCCCAAAAAACTATTTGAAATAAAAGAACCTATGCCTCCATTACCGTTAGGAGAAAAAGTTGTAGGACCAACAGTTACATCTGTACCAGGTGCTCCAGCACCACCACCACCTGCAAAAGCAATACTAGAACCACTTGGATTTACTAATCCTGAAAGATTACCACCACGGTTCCCTTGTGATGGACTTGTTGGAGGTGTATTTCCTGATCCACCAGGTTGAACTTGAGGAGACCAATTTACATAGGCACCTCCACCACCACCGGATCCTCCTGAATTATTAGGAGAAGGAGAAGTATCCACCGCAATACCTCCACCAGCTGATGTTATGGTTGAAAAAATTGAAGGATTGCCAACTGTATAAGCAGGAGAAGCTACTCCTCCAGCTCCTACAGTTATAGGAAATGTTGTTTTTGTTAATGTAATTCCTGTACTTGTAACTAAAGGAGACATACTAGGAGCAGGTAAACCACTTCTTGTAGCACAATTTGAAACTCTAAAACCTCCTGCTCCATTATTACCTCCTCCAGCAACTACTAGGTAATCAACAGTATTTGGACCACCAGTAGGAGTAGCTAGATTAGAAACAATAAAACTTCCCGGTCCTGTAAATATATGAGTTTTATAATCTCCACATGTTAAAACTGTTCCACCTGTTGCTATAATAAATGGACTACCACCAGCTCCAAATCCAAATCCTTTTGCAGAACCTGCTCCTTGTGTAGATAATAAAGGCATTCTTTCTACTCCTATTTAAATTGAGTTTGCGCTGCTAATATTGTGTAAGTTGAAGCAGCTGTTTTGATCGCTGTGTATGTGTAGACATCATTAGATGAAGCGTTTCCAGCTGTTGGAGCCGATCCACCTTGCCAAACAACTGTAACGTTTGTTGATGTACCATCAACTGTTAATACAGAAGTGTTGTAAAATGTTGTGTTAGCTTGTTTCGTGATTAATGCAGCTGTCATAGACTCACCTACTGC